TCATCTTCATGACTCTCCTCGTCACCACCCGAAAGGGTAGTAACCTCGGAGATTTGCCTGCTACGCAGGCGGATACCGATGGTCGACGATGTGGAAACTCCCACGGGGTAAGAGAGGGCCTTATTGAGGTCCTCGAGGACAAGGGACCACGGCGTCTTGACGCTGTACATCCCCTCCTCTCCTATCCGTGGAAGTTTCAGTTTTGTGATGGCGGCCAGTCGTCTGGTCTTCGGCTTGGGAGAAAATTGCCCTCCCTGCTCCACAAAGACTCGTGTCGCGCAGGACGCGGAGGTCCTGGCGACCTCACGAGCAGTGGAAACAGAGAGGGATTCGGGGACGAGAGTCTCCGCTTCCCATGCCTTGGCCAGCGACTGGATGGAGTTGAACAGGGCGCGGGAGCCCGCGCCGAGGGGTTGCTGCGTTCTCACCAGAGAGCCAGCGAGTGCGACTCGTTCGCCTGGGTTTCTTGGGTGGGTGCATCCCCACAGTATCCCACGAAGGGACCGTGGGATGCACCTAACACCCAAGCCCTTGGGAGACGGGTGACCCAGTCCTCCGAACTGCACCGGGAGCTCGGGGTAGCGGCCTCTAGAGGCCGCCACCTTACGAACATCCCGAAGGCAGACTCGGAGGACACGGGCCGCCCTCTTCCAGAGGATCTTGAACCCAGTTACCCTCTCTTCCGCTGGCAGTTCGCCGCTACGGAAGACTCCGTAACCAGACGGAGGAGAGAGGGTACCGAACGACGTCACCGTGGCTTCCGTGAGCATCTTGATTGGGACCACAGGGCACCGCGACGAGAAACAGTCGCCGTCACCCATTGGTTCCGAGTCAAGGAAATTCTCGCAGAACACGCCCCTCTTTGCGGACAAGAAGGTCTTGATGGGGTGGACCTCAGATCCAACAGCACGGATGCGGCGCTTGTAACGCGCGAACGCACCATGCGAATGGAAACGACAAAGGAGGTCATCACCACAGAGTTTCGAGTTCCGTGCATATTCCGCTGCCCAGCCTGTTACCAAGCTGAGCAACGTGAACGAGCACGGGGTTCCCATCGGGGAACCACGAAGCACTCTGACGGTGACGACCTCCGAGTCGGGGGTCCGATCCACCTCGGCAAGCCTTCTTTCGATCGATCGCCTCTCCTTACAGTCCTTTCGAAGCCCCCTACGGAAGAAAGACGACCGCTTGTACTCGAACTCATGGGGCCTGTCACCAGCCCCCAGAGTCTCGAGAAAAGCGTTCGTCACTTCCGTGGGGATACCAGCGTCCCGCATCCCGTCCGCGCAAGCGCGGATGGTGCGGTGGGTGAAGCCGTCGGTTGCTTTGGTCAGGTCGGCAGAGACCCACTTCCCGGTCCCTGGGGTTACCCCCAGAGAACCGTCGAGTGCATCTCCCCGACGCATGATCAGCATCCGATCGTCAGTCTTCACTGCTGGCCACAGGACTTGTCGGGAGAGTTCGCCGGCCACCAGCAGTTCAGCTGGTGGTACGGTAACTACTCGGATCTTGTTTCCCCGCTCGCTGACTGCGGCCACCCGGTGAGGCACCCGTTCCTTCGGATGAGCAACCCACCTCCTGTAGAGGAGGGAGTTGGACTCAAGTTCCGAGACGAGAGCCTGACCCGGGAGGTCGCGGGGGCGGGGGAGGTGGTCGATCTGCCGAACCAACGCTGCGTCGAGCCCATCAACAGCCGACTTCACCCTCGCAGGAAGGGAAGCCGGCGCGATGGGCCCGCGCAGCATGGAGAGCAGATCGCCGAATCCCCCGTCACCATCTTGGTCAGCGACATCGCTTGCAGCGGTCCCCGCAGTCTGGTGACACTTCAAGGCGTAGGCCGAGAAGCCACCGAACTTGCGGGACAACTGGTAACAAGCGGATGTCCCCGAGCGAGGGACAAGGTCGGGCAGGCGATCTTTCGGCCCGCGCCACTGTTCGAACCCAGCGCGTACGTACGCGCGCAGGGAGGCGAGGTGCTGCTCCTCCCCCGGCCGGACCGGGAGATCGTGAGCAGACACCTCGGCGTGGGACAGGAGAGCTTCCGCCCCGACACGGCTATTGACTTGAGCTTCCGGCAGGGCACGCGCAAGCGTGCTCCACTGGAGCATCGAGTCTTTAGTCAACCCAAGAAGGACCCGGTCCAAGGACCGAGGGAACCCTTCTGGGCGCCGGGGGGTCTCTCCTTCCGCGCCGAGTCCTCTGTGCCGTACCCGGAGGCACTCCTGCTTCAAGGTTCCGATGACAAACTCGGTGGACGGGTTTGGGCCCGAAACGGCCCTAGCCACCCACCGACGGAACTTTCCGCAGAAGCCG